CAAGCCGATACGGCATCCCAATGAGATCAGCGCAACCGGACATTATTGCTGATTGGAAGGTTACCAACGTTGTTTTTGTTCAATGATCGTCGCGGAAAATCTGTTCCAACTGCATCCAGGATCGTGCTTAGCTCAAGGTTTAACGACACGTTGTCCCACTGACCTCCTGTGACTTGACCAACATAGGTATGAACAACCGTGTGATCAGTTAACTGGCTATTTTCTGAGGTGGGGTCTGCAATAATCAGAACTTGCACTTCCATAATTTGCAAGTTCTCAATAGCAGTAAAAGCCCATTTTTTGGTCAGCGTGTTAACAGGAAAAACAAGGGTAGCTTCAAGGCCGTCGCCTGTCCGATTAACGGTTACACCTGAAAAGCCAAAAGGAACAAATCTATAGTTTTCACCAGCTCTTTTAATTTCTTTGCCAATAAAAAAATTCTGAAAGCGAAACTCTTCGCCTTTATCTCCACCTGGGTTTATGCGTAGCGCATGACCAAAAGCAAAACTTGTCATAGACCTAACCTCTTACGAGTGCCACCGCTCATCTGTAATCGTTTTAGTGTATTCTGCTCACCGCGTTTTGCGCCTTGTTCTGCAGCACTACGCATCCCAGTCTGGAACTGATCAGCAGTGACATAATCAACGCTGTTGATACGTTCCACGGAATAGCGAACATCGATTGGCGCGGCAACTGCAACACCGCCACCGCTGTCTTCCATTCCAGAGCCACCACCGTTAGCAGGAATGACGCTATTACCACGTGAACCGTTTGAGTAGCGCGACATGCTTTCACGCATCTTGGATGCTGGGATGACGTACTCAGGTTCGCCGCCTTCACCAATTAATGCGTTGGTTGGCTTGCTGACGTAGCCGCCTTCCGCGTAACCGCCAAGGGGCATCCGACCGCCACCAACAGCGGAGCCGCCAGGGCCAGGCATAACAACATCTGTACCAAACGGATTCCCTTGGCTGCCTGCAGGGTCGCTACCCATGCTGGGCCCACCAAGCGCCTTCAGGATGGTTTGGTACAAAATCATTGCTAACTGCTGAGCAATAATCTTTTTCGCCATTGCTATGAAGTCAGAGGCAATAGATTTCAACATGTCTGCCCCAGCTTCTGATACAGACTTGGTTCCGGTTATTACGTCACCAAACGCATCTGTAAATGCGTTACCAATAGAAGTAGCAGCGTGCAAAGCCTGCGTTTCTTTTGAGACAAGCTTGTCCAGCTCTTGTTGCATCTGAACCAGTGGATCATTTTCACGCGCTTTCGCTGCTTCATCTGCTAACTTTTTAGCGTTAGCCTCTTTTTGGTCAGATATTTTTTTATCTAACGCAAAGACTTTTTTTCTAAATTTAAAGGTTGCTTCCTCTAAGGCATTTATTTCTTTAACAGGGGCAAGATTGCTTTCTGCGATTTTCTGGCGATCAATCATTAATTGCAAAGTCGCCATTTCTCTTTCGTTGCCTAATTCAGATTCTTCTCTTAACTTTCTATTTAGCTCAAGCATTTTTTCTGACATGTCTAGCTTTTGTTTGCCAGTGTCTGTCAACCCACCATTTGTTTGGTTAATAGTGTTTTGAGGTGTTGGTTGTTGTACTTGGCCAGGAGTTGGCGCCCCTCCTGTTACGCCTTGCCCTAAAGCTACGGTTTCTGCAATAAATGTTTGAGCGCCTGAAACTTGCCCTTCGATAAAGTTTCTAATTGGCTCAGGTATTAAGTTATAAGCGTTGCGAATAAAACCTGCTACTTTTTCAAATACGCCGCCAAAAGCATTTAAAATTCCGTCTCTAATATTCTTGGAAGCGTCTAGAGCTTTTGTTACTTGAGCCCCAATAAACTTGCCAAGTTGTATGCCAAGGCCAACGACAAAATTGCTTATGTCAAGAAAAACCCCAAGGACTTGTTGGTAAGCTTTTTCTAATTCAAACGCAACGTTAACACCAGTCACACCAAGTGCGCTAGCAATAGCTGAGTGAATCTCTGAAACGGCCCCAATAATTGCTCTAAGTGGCGCGACGGCTGCCTTAATGGCAACACCAAATACTTCAACAGTGACTGCTGCAACCTTAAATGTTGATTTAAGCAAAAGGCCCAGCTCAGAGCTGTCTGAAAATATATTTTGAAAAGCTGTTGATAATCTCTTAATTGACCCCTCAATCGTGTCAGAAGCCTCAAAAGCAGCCTTGCTTGCAGCCCCTTGAGCGTTTTTTTGATTTTCAAGTAGTTTGTTGTATTTTTCTGTGTTATTTAACAACGCCAAAATAGATGGGCCCGCCTCTGTGCCAAAAGCTTTAATCACTGTGCCAGCGTCAGCGCCTGATTTTTTGATCTTTTCAAGCGTGCCAGCTAAGCCGTCAGACTTCAAAGTTGAAGCGTTAATTTCAACGCCAAGAGCCTCAAACTCTTTCCCAACCTTGCCTGCTGCTACTTGTGCAAACGCAGTTTTTAATGCGGTAAACGTGACTTCTGCACCTTGGCCACCTGCTGTGATTTGAGCCACAGCCGCGTTGACTTCTTCCAGCGGCACACCTAAAGCAGCAGCAACTGGGGCAACTTTGGCAATGTTTGCTGCATACTCACCAATAACAATTTTGCCGTCGTTTTGCGTTTGGATAAAGCCATCAACTAACTTGGCGGCCTTGTCAGCTTCTAAGCCATAAGCGTTTAAAACAGAAGTCGTCGCATCTCCAACGGTATTGAGATCAGAAAAACCACCTGTGGCTCCTTGACTTGCCGCTTTTAAAATTAACGACGCATCAGCCGCATTGTTAAAACCAGCCGAAGCCACGTCATAGGCCGCAGAGGTTAAATCTAAAACACTGGCTTGGCCTGAAAGCTCTCTGCTGACGCCTGCAAGCTGTGCTTTTAATTCTTCGCTGTTAACACCAAGAGTTCTGACTTTTGCTTCTGCAAAGTCTTGGGCTTTTAAAACATTAAAAACTTGGCTAAGACCACCAACCGCCGCAAGAACTGCCGTGACAGGACCAAGAGCTGCCGACAACGCTGCCCCAAATCCTTTGACACCAACAGATGCTGCCTGCGCACTGCTGCCAAAAGCTTTAAACCCAGCACCTGCAGTTTTAGTTGTGCCGCCAGCTTTTACAACGGCTACTTCTAATTTTCTTACCTGCCTCTCTAGCTGCGCAACTTTCTTGTTGGCATCGCGAGTCTCGACCTTGAAGCGAATACTCGTTTCTGCCACAACGCCTCTAGCAATGCCTTAATCTTACCGCCGTCTTGTCTTTGCGCGATCCATTGCCTGCTGCTCCCGTTCACCCTTTAATTTGTAGTATGCAGCAAAATGCACAAGCTCCGCATCGGTTAGTTCTGTACGCAGCCTGCTAAGCGTCATTCCCAATTCGCAGCACAAGAAGAACTCAAAATTGAGCCAGTTGTCCTGCTTCAGTCGTTTTTTGCTTCTTCAAGGTCAGCCTCTTCGCCAAGGCCAAACAAGAACAGCTCAAGCTCGTTCAATACTGACTCAGGCAACTGCCGCTGCAGCTTGGGAGCATCAGCAGAGGCAAAAGCTTTTGAGCCATCTTCAAGCTCTGCCATCTGACACAGCATCTGCGTGCTGATGTCTAATGCTTCTTCAGTACCGGAAAGGCTTTGTGCTTTCTTGCGGTCAGCACGTGTGATCGGTTTGAAAAACAGATCAACAACTTTCTTGCCTTCAGCGTTTTTTAGTTCAAACTTGCGACGCTGGTTGAGATCAAACGCCCCAACCAGCAGATCGACGGTGCGATTCCCAGCCATTTAATAAAAGCTTGCGCTTAAATTATAACCCTAGGCTTCCAAGTTTGACGTGATTTTGCCATTGACAGTAAAGCTGCAAGAAACAATGACCAATTCACCAACAGTTGAGGAAATCTCCATATCGGTGATAATCCCTTTAAAACTAAGGGAATTGGCCCCGGGGTTAACACCGGTTGTAAACAGCTCAAACGTAGCGTCTCCAGGATCTGCAACTGTAACTATGTCTTCAATAAATGTTGGCTGAGCTGCTGCACCTGAATCGTACACCAGTTCAACAGTGCCAGTAGCTGATATTAGGCTTCCAATAAACGTGCGAAATCCCTGGTCAGCAGTGTTTGCTGAAGAAGGATGAGCACTTGTGTCTAACGTTTCTTTAGTGACGCTTAACGTCCAGCTACGGGTTCCAACAACGATGGCGTTATTGCCACCAGCATTGTTGAAATGAACTGCTCCTTGTTCGCCTCGAAGTGTCGCCATGGTCAGAGTTCCTCGATGGATTCAAAGGTCACACGGACCTGGGTTTGGAAGTAGCCCTCGGGTGCTGCTGAAAGCAACGCCTCTGGGCCTGTTGCAGCGTCGAAGAAAACCCCCGACACGATGACCCTATTGTAAAGGTCTCGAATCCTTTTGCCGATAACAAAATTGGCTCCAGGACCAACACCTTTGGCTGAAAAGATATTGATGGTGACAATCCCGATAATTCTGTTTTGAGAATTAGTTGTCAGCCCTTGGCTTAAATACTCGTTTGCACCAAAGCTGACAAGGCATTGCACCCATGACGAATTAGGCGTTGGCTCATACGCCATGTTGTGAAACACAACTGGAATGGCAGGGCTGCTAGCTAGCTCTGTAGCAAGCCTGCCTTCAATAGTGGCCCTGATTGCATTGAGATCAGCAGCAGCCATTAGCCCATACCTTTAACGATTTTTTGATATTCCTTTTGCACCCATGACTCAAGTTCTTTGGCAATCAAGTCGGGGAAGCCCGGAACCGTGCCTTGTTGTGTTTTGTATTCGCCTTTCCACGAAGGCGGCAAGTTAGTGCCATAACAAACAGGCTCGGCATATTCCATGTTGTTGATTAATTCAGCTTCATATGGCCCGTTGAACTTAGGTTGCCAAGCATTACGCAGTGTGCCTTCAACAACAGGCGTTTTAGTTTTAACCCGCGCCAAGGCTTCAAACGTTGTGACCTTTACAAGCGTTTCAACTTGCTTAGCAAAGTATGGCGCAACCTGATTGAGCTGAATTTTGCGTGCCATTGTTATGCCCTCAGGATTAGTTCGTGAGTGATCGCCGTGTTGTCTTGCTCCGTAGTTTCAACACGAATAATCTGATGCACAATCGTGCTGATCACAACGCGGTCTTTAGTTTCTGGCGCTGAGGGCAAGTCTTTAGCGGCAACCGTCAAACGCTTATCACCCTGTTGAACAAGCTCATTTACCTCGCGAACGCTTACGTCTTCAAGCACACCTTTAACGTCGGTGTCGCTGGCTGTCTCAGCAATTGCACCCGTCGTGGCGTTATAGCTGCCCGCAGAAACGTAACGAACTGTCACATCACCGCCGAACTTTGCAATGACAGTACCGGCCACTTTCTCAAGGGATTGAGCTAATCCCATCAGACGCTATAAACAACGACATGACCAGAGGTCAAAGTAATCGAAGTGAAAATCACGCCTTCAATGCAAGCGCCGGTATTAATGTTGATTGCAGACGGAGCACCTGATCCGTTCTCAGTAATGCCTTCAGAAGTCATCGCGGCAATGACTGAGTCTTTCAAAGCTTCCACCTTGTAAAACCTGCCAGTGTGCGCGGCTGTATCAGTGATGATAATTGCCTTTGACGGCGAATAACCCATGCCCATGATCAGCTCCGTTTGATTGCAATGTTGCCTGGTCCGCTAATTCTAAGCCCTGTCAAGTAACGCTCAACCATTGGCGGAATGCGATCTGCACCAACAGCACCAGATTTGTCAGGCGTCACGTCAAGGTTGCCGATCTTGACATTTTTAAAGTCTTCAAGACCGCCAAGGCTGATGCCATCCGTGTTGCTGTGCAAGTAAACAGCAAGCTCAATCTGAGCACGCTTGACCTGATCAGGAACTTCGGTGTCGGTAAAGTAATCATCGGATATGCGGAACGGAAACCCGGTCGCGTAAGTATTGACGTAGGTATCGGGCTTTCGCACGCCAGTACGCGGCCATTGCAATGCCTGTGTGTCGGTGGCGCGTGCGCCTAAAAATCTTTCGCGGTCAAGCCGCTGTGCTGCAGCCGTCAAAGCACGGTTGCGACTATCGGTGTTGCCTGAACTCCACTTGTTTGCATCAGTGCCAAGCACCATCGCTTCAACGAAAGTGTCGGCCTCAGCCAGTGTGATGTAGCTGTTGGCGCTCGCTCCGCCCGCTGTTGCGTCGATTGATACTGCCATCGGGCTTCACGTTAGAAGTCTTGGATTTTGGCTTTTCAGGGGCTAAGGCCGCCGCTTGCGCAGCAGCCTCGCGTTCCTTCAT